CAATGCCAGAGAAGAACTTATTAAAGAGCTTCTACAACGCAAGGAACAGCGTAAAAAAAATTGGAATCAAAACATTTACAGTGTTAGAACCAATGACAATTTAAAGGCTAAAATAGATCATTATTGTACAGAAAAAAAGATCACATTTAATGCCTTTTTCAATCAACTCCTAAACAACTTTTTTAATTAATTATGGCTGACTTTAAAAACTTTAAACCTGCACTACCATTACCTATGAGTTTTAAAATTCAAGATGGTCAATATGGTTTGCAATTAGGTATATTTATACCTTTAGAAGATATAACACATCTTATTGACCATTTACAAAATTTAGTTAATACTAAAACGACATCAGGAACAGTTTATCTTGGAGAAGAAAAAGGCAAATTAAAAACAACTGGTGTATATCTTAATGGTAAAGTTTTAGATGGAGACTATGGTCAATATGGGCAGATAAACCCACAGAAGATAGAGAACGCACCTAATACTGACGAGTTACCTTTCTAATAACGAGGCATTTGTTTTTGTAAGATTTGACAATGTAAGTCCTCATATATTTCATCAAAGACTTAATTATCATGCAATCAAAATCTATTACATATTTTGTTGAAGATCCAAACCTCAAAGTTAGATTTAAAATAATTAATGGTGTACGTTATTGGCTTACACTTCCTCCTGCTAACTACGAAAGATGAAAAGAGATGAAACTCCCTCTGGTAAAAAACTTGATCGTTTAAAAGAAATTAGAAGAAAAGGATTAGTTAAATTATTACTTGAGGTTGAACTTCGTGGTGTAGAACATAGAGTTCATATCACCAGTGATTCAAGAGCAGACCTAACCGTTCATGATGGAGATTGGATCACTGATCATATTAGGACTGCTATTGTAAAACATAACTATGAAATAAATAAGATACCAAAATTACAAGTAAAAGACTTTACCATCAAAGAAATTAGAGAGTATGAAAACACAATCGAATAAAAAAATTGTAGGACAAAAGTTTCAACTAAATCAAACCGTAAAAAGGAATCATACAGTTGGTTATTCTGCTAGTAAATATGCACAATATACTGGCAAGATAAAAGAAGCTTTTACTAAAAAAAATAAATTAGGAGTATCACAATATTATTACAAAGTTTTTTGGGAGGATGGCAGATTATCTGAACACGCTCAACATAGTCTTAAATCTGTCTAATAAACATTTAAAAGAAATGACTACTGACGAAAAGATTAAAGCTGCAAAAAAACGAATTGTTGAGTTAGAAATTCTTATCAAATGTTGGTCAAAAGAAAATAGTAAATTACAGGATTAAGTTTTGTATATAACACATATTGTTTGTGAAGGGCATTTTGGTGTGCAACCGATTTATTATGGTTTAACAACGAAATTTCAACCTTGGTATTTTGATGGAAAAACTGTCTTTAGGGGAAACAATTATGAACTTAAATCTGAAGCAGAGGAAGCTGCAAAGAGAATTAGGAACAATTATTTGTTGCGGAAATCATGTTTTTAGAGTTATAAATGGTCAACGTCATTGGATTAGTGAACCACCAAAAGATTGGGAAACTATAGATGGAAGAGTCTGGACTGAGTAATGCCATCTCTTAGGTATCATGCAGGACGAATGGTTCTGTATGAAGAAAAACCTAAGCAATGGCGAGTTAAAATTAAATTAAAAACTAACAAATTAGATTTACCTCTTACGGCTACTGATTTAGAATCTGCTGTATTAGAAGCAGAATATTTGTATGCAGATGCAAAATCTTTATGCAGATCTAATCCTTTATGTGTTGATTGCGTACATCATGAAATTTTAAAAGCAGAATGTGGTTTAGGTATGCCAGAAGGAAAAGCTAGTGGAGGAATATGGGCTAAGGATTGTGCTTACTTTTGGAAAAAATAGTTTTTTTTTCAATTTTATCTATATGTAAACCTGCTTGTTCAATAATTTTTACTAACCTATAGTTTTCTTTTGCAAAAGCACTAATTAAATCTGGAATATCATCAGGTTCTAAACAGTTAATTACATGTCTTAAAAAAGTTTCTACTTTTAACTCTTCTTCTAAAGAAACGTCAGCCATAGTCCATTTATGTATTTTTTTTCGTTTACGAGCTTCTTTAACAAACCAATCAGACCAAGGCATAACTATTTCCATAATTTGTTCTTTATTTGTAAACTAACGCACTAGATATATTAGGCAATGAAGATATAATGCTTTTAGTTACATTTAAAAAATGGAATTACAAACAAGAGGATATGGATCTTCTAAGAAAAAAAAGACAAAAAAAACAAAAGTAAAAGTGGGAAAGTAACCACTGGGGTAGTTGATTTGCCAATTTATTGATAAATTAAATAATGACTACCTCACACATAGTCAATCAGCCCTATCTGGGTTTTAGGGCTTTCTTTATTATTTATGGAAGAGCAAGAAAAAGAAGGGCATAGTCTAATTGCAAATGTGGTTCAGATGATTATTCTTTTCTGGAGTTTAGGAGTAATCTCATGGTCATATTTCAATCCTAACCCTACAAGACAAATTGATACGACTTTTGCTGCTGGCTTACTTTCGGCTGTGACTGCACAGTACGGTTTAAACATTAAGAAAAACAACGATAATAAAAAGCCAAAAGGTAAGATAGACATAGTTGACAACAAAGATTCCAAAGTAGGTATCAGTAACACATGATTAAAAAGCTTCTACCATTTTTATTTTTTGTAAGTGGATCTCCAGTTATTGCCGACATAAAA